GTCCCCCCGGACCCAGTTGGTACCGACCGCGGTGTCGGCCATCGGTTTGAGCAGCTCGATCCTGCCGAGGCCGGGATACGAGTTCTGGTCCGCCCCGGTGGTGTCGTTGACCGCAATGTCGTCGATGTAGTACTTCAGCCCCGTCACCGCGGTCGAGGTGCCGAAGTCGAAGTTCGTGGAGACCGTGGCGCCCATATCCGAGCCGGAGGTCGTGTAGACCTGGGTGCCGTCGATCTTGAAGGTCAGGGCATCATTGACCCCGGCGGCGGCGTTGATCTGCATGTACCACTCGAACACGTACCACTGGTCGAGGTTGAGCGCCGCGCTCGTGTAGACGTTGGAGCCGAACCAAAGCTGAAGCGCCCGGGTGTTCGTGATTCGGAGCTGCGGATCGCTCTGCTTGATGATCCAGGGTCCTGCCGAAGCGGGGACCGACTCGAAGTTGAAGCACATGCGGCCAAAACGCTCAGTCCCTGCCGCACCTCCGCCTCCGGCAAAACGGACCTGGAGCGCCGCTGCGTTATAGAGGAACGAGTAGTTCCCCCCACGGGATCGAGCGGTCGAGGTGCCGTCGCCAGAGCCGTTCAGAAACGAAGGCGCCGTCGTAGCCGGCCACGGCTCCGACATGACACGGCCCGTCTCGAAGCCAAGTCCCCATAGACGCGCCATGAGGCGCCCCTCCTAGGAAACCGTGAGCGTGTACGTCCAGGTGATCTGGAGGGTGTCGCCCGCGGCCTTGTTGATGACCGAGAAGACGGCGCGGCTGAACAGCGTCCCTGAGGACGCCGCGGAAAGGATGCCAGCCTCGGTAATCGCCCCAGTGCCGTCGCCAGCGGCCCAGTCCCCGACCATCGTGAGGACGTTGGTGGCGGCCACCCTCGAGGTCAGCGCATTGCGGTCGAGCTCCGTCTGGAGTGTGGTGTCGCCGGCGGCGGCCGCGGTCGCTCCAGTCCCGATCGCCATGTGGGTCGGCTGGGCCGTGCCATCGTCGATGCGATCCACGATGGCGTTCCGGCCGACAGTGGTAATCAGGTTGTGGCACTTCTCGGTCTGCTTGACCTTGCCGTCAGGGCCGCGGAGAACGATCTCTACGTTGTCCTCGGTCTTGGCGTCGTCGTTGGCTCCTGCGGGCGGAGCTTCAGGGTTACTCATGTCGGTCCTTTCAGGGCAGAAGCTCCGGCGCCTCGTAGGGGAGGTGGCAGGAGGGTGAGGGTGGGACGAATGAGCGGAGGGGGTCGTACCACGCATCGACCTCTTGCGCCGCAGCAGCATTGCCGCTGAGCATCAAGAGTCGGTTGCGCTCGGCCCAGCAGCGCCGTTGCTCACGGTCGTACGCTGCGCGCTCCTCCGCGTTCATCCGTCTGGTCATAGGGTCCTAGATCGCGTTCTTCGTGGCAGCGTGACGATCCTTGTCCTTCTCGAGCTCGGCCTCGGCGAGCGCCTCATACTGCTCGGCGATCGTCGGGGAGTCCGGCCCGGACTGGATCGAATACTCCTTGTTGTCGATCGGATCGACCTTGGTGCCGACGAAGCCCTGTTCGAGCTCCTTGTCTACCCGCTCCTGAACCTCCTTGAGGCCAGCCTCCGGGTCATCGGCCTTCTTCGACTTACTCTCGGCCATCGTTCCTCCTTAGAGAGTCTGCGCGCGTGGACACATGCCGATCCACGCGCGCTTACTCAGGTTAGGTCTACGCCGCCGGCGAGACGAGGCGGCCCGCGGGATAGCGGTTCGCTTCCGTCGCCTGGTCGTAGTTGATCGGGTTGGACACCTGCCACCCGATGCGGAACGTGGCGCGCACGGCAACCATGTCCTGCTGGGGGAGGTTGTAGACGATCTCGCCCGTGTTGTCCTGGATCACAGCCTGGTCGAGGACCTTGAGGCTGATGTCAGAACGGACACCAACGACGAAGCGCTGCGAGTCGAGGCAGAACATCTCCGGAGAGCTCACTGCCGTCGGCCACAGGCCGCGCATCGGATAACGGACGGCCGAACCCCAGACGGAGTTCTGATCGACCTCGGCGTTGCGGACGCCCTGTGCGTCGCGTGCGTTGCGGAAGATGCCCTTGAGCGTCGTCCGCGCGATCACGCGATCCGGGTCGTATCCGTCTGCCTCCAGCGTGGAGAGCAGGTTGGACACGTCGGTGGCGACCCCACCCGTCGCAGCCGAGGCGGTGCCCCGGACGACGGAGTTGCCCGCGGCGGCCGTAGCCGCAGCGATATTGGTCGGCCACGTACCGGGCGCGTTCGTCCCGAAGTAGACCGCAGCATCGAGCGTGCGCTCGAGCGCCTGGCGGACCAGGGGCTCAACCTCCGCCCAGATGTCGATGTCAACATCGTCGAGGACGTTCTCCGGCACCGGGATGATCGTCGCGATCTCCTCGATGTTCAGATACTTGTTCTCCCAGTTGACCTCAGTGGTCTGCTTCAGCCCGGTGTCGCCGGTCACGAAGTACGCGACGGGCAGAGCGCTCAGGACCGGGAACCGGACCTGTGCGCGTGACACGGGGATGCGGGTAAAAACCCCGAGAACACCACCGTCGTTCTCGAGATCGTTCAGCATCCGGCGCGAGACCTCCTCTGGGATGAGGCCAGCCGCGTCGGTGCGGCTAATGAGGTTGTCGTAGGGCATAGGGGCCTACTCCTCCTTGATTTGGTGTTTCGGCCCCTTGGGAGGGCCCTCTATCCGCGACCGGCCAGACGCCGGATGGTCGCGTTCATGTCGGCGTCCTGGTTGCCCCCGCTTCCGCGAGTGCCCCCATCGAAACCGCCCTTAGATGCGCCGAGGGCCATCGCGACCTTCTCGGCGTCCTTCTTGAGCTCAGCCTGCGTCTCACCCTTGAGACGGTCGATGAACTCCTCGGGCAGCCCAAAAGCCGCGCCGACCTTGATCCTGAGGGCGTCCAGCTTCGCGCTGTCGGCTTCCTTGCGGGCATCTTCTGCATCCTGTTTGGCCTGATCGCGCTCGGCCTCGAGGCGCTCGGTGCCCTGCTTATCGGCCAGAGCTTCGGCATCCTTGGCACGCTTTTCCGCAGCCTTACGAGCCTCGCGCTCGCGGTGCAGAGCAGCCTGCCCGGCTGGGCCGAGCTGGTCGTCGGCAGTCTGGGTGGCCGAGCCACCCTCTCCACCGTTTCCTGAGTCGCCCCCGTCGCCGCCGGCGTCGCCGCCACCGGAACCGGAGCCTGTGTCGTCATCCCACACGAATGACCCCGGCCAAGCCGTGGTCGAGCTCGTGTAGAGCCTTGAGAAATCAGGCATCGCGCCTTCCTCCTATGCCGTCTGGGTCGCGGCGTCGCGCCTCGGCCCGTTGTTGCCCCCTGCGTCGCGCGAGGGGGTCGATCCGTTTGGTGCGGCAGGGGGCGGGAGCGCGGCGATAGCGCGCTTCGCGAGCTCCTCCTGCATTTCCTTCTCCGTCGCGTTCTCTGAGAAGCCGAGGAGCTTCTTCGCGCGGACAATCTGCTGCGGCGAGAGACCGATGATCTCCCAGGACATCTCGAGCGGCACGTGAAGCGAGTCGTGGAGCTTGACGGCGCCGTCTACGAGCTGGCCGAAGGTGCGGGACTCGGGGTCACGCCAGATCACCTCGGAGTCCTCCTCATCGGCGTGGCCCGTTGCCAGACCGAGAGCTTCCTCCCAGGGATCGGAAAAGTCATCCTGCTTCGAGGTCACCTTGGCGACGAGGCCCGTCTCCGCGGCCTTCAGGGCGTCGCCGGAGAGGTTCGCGAGCTTCGAGAGCAGGTAGTGGGGCGGGGTCCGCGAGAGCGCCGCCATGTGCTGGACGTACATCTCGATCGGGACCACGTAGGTCGCAGGATCACCGGGGGAGAGCTGGCCGACCTTGGTGTCGGGGGAGTCAAAGGCGAGGAAGCGCGACTGGGCCGCCGCGACCTCGGAGGCGTTCGTCAGGGGCAGCGGGTTGCCGTTCGCGTCACGAGGGAGCTCCCAGCCCGTCGCCCAGCGCTGCGGAGCCGCGTAGAACTCGGAGTTGACGTCCATGTCGAGGCAGAGCTTGTTCACCCTGTCCTGGATCGGGATGATGACCTCGAGGTCTGACATCCCGCCGAGCAGCATGTCGGGGTTGTTCTCGACCGGGATCATCGGGACCACGCCGTAAGTGTTCGGTAGCCCCTCCGGCAGGTCCTCGAAGGCCTCCCATGAGGGCCTGCCACCGAGGGTGCGGATGCGCCCACGGGACTTGAACTTGTAGACCCGATCGGGGAGGTAGAGCGTCGCATAGGCGTGACCGTCATCTCCCTTCCACCGCTTCACCGCGGCGAGGCGCTCACGAGTTGCCGGGTCGCGGTAGACGTACACCTCGTTCGGGTGCTCGACTGTGATCCGCGTCGGCTCGAAGTTCGGGTCTACAAGGAGGAAGGCGACCCCACATTTGATCGCTTCCGTGTGGAGGACGCGGCTCTCGCGGTCGAGGTTGTTGGCCTGAAACACATGCCATGCCTCCTCGTCCGCCGGCTGATCGAGGCCGCCGAAGCGGAAACCCTGAATCCCGAGCCGCTCGACCGAGGCGTCCACGACCACCTGGCACCAGTTGTCGGCCATCGGCGGGAAGTAGTCGCGGAAGGCCTCCCTGAACTTCGCCGTGGCGTAGGAGAGCCGATGCTTGCCGCCGTAGTAGTCGCGGAAAAGCTGGGTGTTCTTGGCCTGCTCGTTGAGCAACGGCATCAAGAACTGGAGCCACTCGATTGGGGTTCGCTCAGCGGTCGCGGTGGTAGGCACCTAGGTCTCCTAGAGGAAGGTCACGCCCCGCTTCTGGGGCCTTTCGATGCGGCTTGCCACCGCCCGGTCTGCGGCAATCGTCATGGCGACCGCGCCGTCGATGCGGTCCCGGCTCTTGCGCTTGGAAATGCGCCAGCCGCGGTCGGTGTGTCCGACCACGGCGCCGAGCACATGCGCCCGGAAAACTTCGTCTCCGTCGTGGACAAGCCGGCGCTCCTTGATGAGCTCGTAGATGCGCTCGGATGCCGGCGCCATGTTCGCCGAACTCTGGTCGTACTCGACCATCGGCAAGCCCAGCTCCTCGAGCATCTCCGCCGACTCCCTGAAAGCCCAGGGGTCATAGGGGACCTCGCGAAGAGAGGGCAGGGTTGCCGCCAGCTCGAGCAACTCGGCGCGGTTCTCAGTCGCTGAAAGCGCCATGTGCTCGGTCGGGGTCCGGATCGAGTGGTGCACATGGAGGATGTCGTCCTGCCACTGGCACCACACGAAAGCCGAGGCGTCCCGCTTCAAGCCGATGTCCACGCCCATCCAGGTATCGAGCTTGGGGTCGAAGATGAGAGGACGCTCTGGGGTCGCCGCACACTTATCCCAGTCACCCGGAGAGACCCAGGCGTCCTCGGCGTCGGTCCACTGGTTCAGGTGCAGCCGGCGGAAGATGTATTCGGGGAGGCGGGCGCGCTCGATCCGCAGGTCCTCGAGGGTGATCCAGGAAGCGGGATTCGCGGCCATCCACTCGGACTCGTCGTCCACGGGCTTGTCCGCGTCGGCCATGTACCACTTCGAGTAAAAGCGGGCCTTTCGCATGCCCTCGAGCCCTGTCTTCTCGACCTTCCGGCCGTGCTCGTAGACCTGCCAGCAAATCGACTCGCGGTCGAAGCCGGCGGTCGTGATCGAGACCACCAGAGGGTCGAGGCGGGCAAGCTGGCCCGTGGTCAGCGCGTAGTAAAGCTCCGGGTCCTTATGAGCGTGAAGCTCGTCGATGACGACCAGCGACGGGTTGAGGCCGTGCTGGAGCGGGGCATCTGAGGAAAGGACCCGGAAGACGCCGTTCGTGGAGGGGCAGAGAATCTGGGAGCGCTGAGGACGGAGCCAGCGGCGAAGCTCAGGGGAGGTCTCCACGAACTCGCGCGCCTGGTCGAAGACGATCCGGGCTTGGTCCTTTGAGGCCGCGGCGACGTAGACCTCGGCTCCGTGCTCCCCTTGGGCCATGAGGCCGTAGAGGGCGATGGCCGACATCAACGTGGACTTCCCGTTCTTGCGGGGAACGCCGATCAGGGCCTCTCGATAGACGTTGCGGCCTTCCTCGTCTACGAGGTAGAGCTCATCGACTATCTCGCGCTGCCAAGGCTCGAACTCGAGCCGCTCGCCAGCCCAGCGTCCTTTTGTCTGCCGGATATGAGTCTGGACGAACTTCTCGACGCGCTCGCCGTAGCCCTTGAAAAACGCGGGTTCCCTCGCCGCTGTGACCACCTATGTCATCTCCCTAGACCTGGGTGAGCTCGGGCTTGCCGAGGCGGTCGTCCATCTCGGACGCCATCGAGCGAGCCTGGAGCTCCGCGAGGCCAAGACGGGTCCTGGCGACGGGAGTGAGGGCAAAGTGTTCGGCCAGCTTCAAGAACAGGTTGGTGGCGTCCTGCTCGAGCTTGATCGCCGGGTGGGCGATGATCTGACCCTGGGAGCCACGGGAAAAGTGCCCGTGCTTCTTGATGAGACGCTGGGCCTGGCGGACGCGCGCGTACTGAGTCGCGAGCTGCTCGAGGGCGGGAATATCGACCCGATCGAGGATGCCGACGTTGCACAGGCGTTCCACAGCGAAGACCCAGAAGTCGTGTGCCTCGGGATCGAGATGCTCGGGCGGCTCGATGATCTCCGCGGCGTCAGGCCGGCCTCCGACGAGCACGGGCTCGGGGATCGGCCGCTTGCCCGGGTTGCCCTGGCGAATCTTCTCCTCGACTGGAACGGGCTTGCGTCCTCGCATTGCTATTCGCCTGCCGCGAGCCTGTTCAGCTCCGCGAGCTCGGCATCCTCGCCTTTCGCATCGTCTATGGGCACTAGGGCCTTGGACATTGGCTTGTCGAGGCGCTCGAGCCAGATGCGGGCCGCGGTCACGTTGCCCGAAACAGCCGCTTGGTAGAGGGCTTCCTCCACGTGCTCAGTCGCCTCCTGCTCGGCCTTCCTGACAAGCTCCGCAAAGTCTTCATCCTCCTCAAGGAGGTCGAAGATCACGTTTCTTGGGAATCCGAGGGCCTCAGCAGCCGCTCCGGGTCGCATTCCGGCCCGGATGTGCTCGATTACCTCGTTCTGGGGGAACTTCTGGGTCAATTCGCTCCTATGGGCCAAAGGTACCCAGAATTCCCAAGGGGGGTCTTTATGGGTACCTATAAATCCGTTTTCGGACCCTCATGCTCGATGACAACGCCCCAATAGAGCATGATGCCTCGGATATACCGGAATTGGTCGATAACGCGCCATTCGGGACCGATTTCGGCCTCGAACCACGGCAAAACGTGCTTCGAGTACCAAAACGTCCACGCAAAACGTCGCTCATTCTGGATTCCGGCGCTTTTTCCGGCCTTGAAGCCCGTGGCCTCGTGAAATTCGCCGTCTGGGTGACGCCAGCGACCCTTGAAGGTGATGTTCATGCCCTGTCCGTCGGTGAAGAACATGACCATGCGCTCTGCCTTGGGCGCTGAGGCCCAAAACGAGCGAAAACTCGTGTAGGGGTAGCCATAAGCGTCGAAATCAGCGACGGAGATCGGGTCCTCGAGGCCCTTGAAGACCCAGGGGTCGCAATCGGCGACGCGAATCTCGGCGGTCGGGAGCCGATACGACGCGGTGGCGACCCGATCGGCGTCTAGGTCGGCGCCGTAGACCTGGCGGTCGTTGAGGAGGAGGACCGCCAGGTCTCCGTCACCGATGAACGGGACGTATGCCGCCCCGGGTAACGCCCATCGGAGGAGACGCTTACGTAAAAGAACTTTCCGGTAGAGGTCCGCGTGCTGCTTCGCGATGGCGGAACTCTGGTGTGCGGGCACGGTCCCATCCTTCGGGGTAGTCGCGGTAGATAGCACCGAGCGCGTCGATGCCCATTTCGGTGCGAGGGGCCGCGTTCTGCTTGAAGAAGAAAGCGGTCTCCCACACGGCGCAACGCAACTGGATGTCACGTGCCCATTGGAGGTCCATCGGGCGGTAGCCGGGGCCGGACTCGCCGCCGCAGATCAGCCACTCGATGTCGGTCAGGTCGAGCTCATCAACCGGGCCAATTGCGGGCTCGTAGGAGACGAAGTGGACGATAGCCGGCACCGATGTCAGAAGTGTGGCTCTCTCCACGACCCTGTTGTCCTCGATCGAGGTCCCGAGCCACACGTTCGGCCACCCCTCCCCCCAGTCCTCGGGAAGCATCCGCTCGAGGTTCTCCGGCCGCTTGGTCAGGAGCTGGAAGTCGAGCCAATGATTGTCCCGTATGAGGTCCCACAGGTCGTCACGCCATTCGTTCGGACCCGGGTAATCCTCGAATACATCCGCGAGGCTTGCCGTGAAGACCCGAAGCGGCGCTCCGCGGTCCCGTGCCTCCTTGTTCCACCGCGGCACCTTCGTCCACGGTCCTTTAGTCCGCTGCCGGACGCCATTGGCGCCCCAAAGTCCTGGCTTCCCCATCCGCTTCGTGATGAGGGTCTCGGCGTAGCAGTTCGTACAGCCCTGCGACACCTTGTGGCACCCCATCCAGGGGTTGAACGTGTTATCCGTCCACGCGATCAGCGATTTCTCGGCCAATGCTGCTGCTCCTTTCGTTCCTGCCGGGGGATGAAATTAGTATGCCCCTAGCTTAGCAAGCCTGCCCCCAAGCGCCGCGAGGGGTTAGCACTCGGGAGGCAAGGTCGAATCGGTGGCTCGAGGAAGGAGCAGCCAACCTCGAAACCACCGGACTCGACGCCACTCTCTTGGGTCTGCCCCTTCGGATCGCCGAACTCAGGCTAAGCCTGGTCGGCCACCCGTTCCCAACCACGGGAGGCGTCAGTCCAGAGAGCTAACGCGAAGAATAGCGCTGGAACGGACAGAACGCTAGTCCTCGAGATTCTCGACAGCCTTGATGAGATCGTTGGTCGCGTGAAGCAGGTGACCGATCACGAGTCCAAGGGTGTGCCAGTCACCCTTGCCGGCGTTGATGTCCGATAGAGCGACGAGCGCCTTGGCGACACGCGCCCCGGCCTCCTCGGTCTCCGGACTAGGACTCGTTGTCGATCGCTTCGATCAGCTCGATGGCGACGAATGCCACGACCAACGCGAGCAGGATGTAAAGGACGATGCGGACAGGTTCGCTCATGCTGCCACCATACACGCCTCGAGCTTGCGGCGGATCGCCTCGAGCTGCTTCTCGCGTGCGCGGTCATTCCGCCAGCGGTCGATGGCCCGGAGCTCGTCCCTGATGTCGATATGGCGCCGCCAGGCCTCCTTGCGGAGAAGGTGGAGCTGCATATCGAATGAGAGCAACCGGATCGCGTTCCAGCGCCGCTCGCGGAATTCCGCGTCTCGGTAATGCGCTGCCTCGGTGAGCTGTGTCTGCGTCACGCTGTCTACGGCCTCAGGTTCATCCGGAAGGGCGCGCATGGGGTGATCTACATATGCCCCTTGGCGACCAGCGACAACCGCGCTCGTCAGGAGGCGAGGGATGTGGGTCTCGTCCAGGCAGAAGCGGATGACCCAGAACTTCGTCTCCGCCGGCGGCTCGCCCAGCTCGAGACGGAGCTCGTCCGCGTCGGTGTAACCCTCGGCCTCAGCATCAGAGTCCGTAAGGGTGGCGAGGGTGGTCGTCCATCGGGCGGTCACGAGGACGCGGCATGCCCGGATGGGTTCAGAACGAGGGAGACCCTCGGACGTAAATCCAAGGGCCTCATTCGGCTCGCGATATGTGATCGGGACCGTGACCTCGGGGAGGGGCGCTCGGAGAGACCGGGAGACCCGGTGCTGGACCTTTCGCCCATCCGCAATTCGCTTCGCGTCGCGACTGCTAACGATCAACCGGATACCTCATAGTCGGCACGGTAAAGCACCGTACCGGACGGAATCCGCGCGCGTGGACTGATTCGCCCGGTCGGGGGCCAGGTGAGAAACCATTGACCTGACCCCCGACCCGGCGAACCGGGTCCCTCCTAGCTCATCACGCCGTACGAGGCGTTGGTCGTCTCGAACTGGCGCTTCCACCCCCAGTCGTCATCCACGTAGGTCTGGTACTCGGTGGTGTCGAGCGAGACCACGACCTCGATGTCCATTTCGAGCATCGCGATCGCCCGGTCGTAGTCCTCGGTGTGATCCTCGGGCTGGATCAGGCCGATATTGACCTTGAACGGCTTGCCAGCCTTCGCCTTCTCGAGGTTCTTCTCGAGCTGCGAGATGCACTCCTTCTGGTACGCAGCCCACGCCTTCTCGAACGTCTCACGATGCGACTCGCGATTCTTCTTGAGAATCTCGAGCAGCTCGCCCTTATCGACGGTGATCTTCCTCATGGTGTGTCCTCCTTCTGTGTTGTCGGCTTGGCCTTGCGCTTCTTGGCGACGACGCGGAGCCTCTCGCAAAGGAGGGCGGCGAGCGGGCTGCCCATGCCCGACCCGGCGCTCCCGGTCACGATGGACTCCGACATACCCTGTGCCTTCTTGATCTCGGTAGCCGGCACGAGCTTCTGGAGACGCTCGATCTGCTCCTCGGTGAACTCGGAGTCATACCCCGCGAGGCAGAACAGGGTCAGCGCACCGAGCCAGTGGTTCGTCACCGACTGCGGTTCGTCGTACCACATCTCCGCCATCGTCAACGTCCGGTTGAGCAGGTCGGCCCCGCCCGCGCGGTAGATCGAGCGCAGGGTCGCGACCGCCTCGATCCTCGTTGAGACCCACGTGGTCTTGCGGTTCTTGCCGATCTCGAACTTGTGCTCCTCGACGATCTTCTTGATGTCGATGGCAACCTCATCGCCGGCGTTGACCTCGTTCAGGAACACCTCGATGCCCGAGACGGAGCGCTGGTCACGATCCATCTTGAGCTTGAGCTGGTTTCGCTCCATCTTCGAGAGGCCGCCCGTGACCGGGGTGACGTCCAGGACCCCGACTGCACGGGGGTCCCAGTTCTTCGCGATCCTCCGGACCTTGCCCGGGGTGTAGGCCCACTCGAACTGCGACTCCTCGTCCACTACGAGGTCCTCGACAGGAATCTCGTAGAGGCCAAGGCGTCCATTCGCGTGGACATTGCACCTCAGAGCCTCGATCCCGGCCAGCTTCGCTGCTTCGGTGCGATGCCGGCCACGGATGACGGCGAACTTCTGGCCCTTATCCAACGACTTCATCGGTTCCTCCTTTGCTGTGTCGCCCACCACCACGCGAGCCGCGCGACCCCCGTAAGGATCGCGACGGTCGCGGTGGCGATAGGCGCGTATGTTGCGACGGTCCTCATCGGCCGCCGACGTTGAGACCCAGACCCTGAGCCGAGGCGTCGATCACGCAGGTGGCGCCGCTATCGCAGGCCTCCGCGTAAATCTTCGCCAGCTCGACCGCTGCGGCTCCCGGAGTATCGAGTGCCTCAGCCGTTTCACGGATGCGCTGCGCCTCGAACTTGGCCGACTCGGCCCTCGCCCTCTGCGTAGAGACATCTGCGAACGCGGCCTGCGCCGTGTTGATCTTCGTCTGCACATCCTCGGGCAAACGGACCCGCTCGATGTTCACCTGGAAGTCCTGGAGGTACGGCCCTCCGAGGGCATCTTCCATCCTCGTTGCGAGCTTGTCTTCGACCGCGGTGGCGACCTGCTCGAAGTTGCCGCTCGCGTCCTCCACTTCCCCATCGACCGATCCGTTCCCGGTCGTGTTCTGCTGGATCAGCGCGCAGCTCGAGACGAGCTCAGCGCAGTCCAGGCCACCGATCTCCTCGCGGAAGGTGGAGACGAGAACGGGCCGGACCTGAGCGTTCAGGAACAAGTCCCACCCGCCTTCCTCCCAGACGTACTTGTCACCGAACTTCCGGTTCCCGAACCGCTGGTCGAACTCCTCGAGGTTGGGATCGTCTTCCTCTCCGGTGAACCCGGTGTGGAAGTTGGTCGTGCCCTCGATCTGGACCTGCACCCCATCCTTGGTGGGGACCTCTACCTCGGCCTCGGAGTTGTCCGCGTCAGCCGCTCCGGGGCGGATCGTGTAGTAGCGCTGCTCGGATTCATGGATGTACTTACGCCACGTGGAGTAGAGGCCGGGAATCTGCCACGAGCTCGAGGGGCCGACGACCATGCGCTGGTCCTTCGAGTCGAACGGGCCGCCGTTATAGACGACCGCGACCTCGGTGGGTCCGGTCCTATCCGCCGATTTGATCGCGCCGCACCCGACTCCGATCAGGGTCACGACAGCCACGAATGCAACCGCGGCCATGATGACCCTGACCCACGGGAACGCCGGCGGTCCTCCTTCATCATCTGGCTCGTAGTTCCCGAGCCTTCGCAAACTGAACGGGTCTGACATTGCTGCTCCTTTGTTGGTTTCGATTCGCCCGGTGGGGGGCCGCTTGACTGAGACTCGCGACCCCCCACCCGGCGAACCGGGTCCTAGCGGGTTTAGCTCTGGTCGGCGATGTCGGTCACATGCGTGTCACGCAGGTCCTCGATCGCGGCCAGGAGATCGTCAATCGGAATCTCCACGAAGCTCGAGCTGTCCCTCGGGGACACCTTGAGTCCGATCGACTCGATCTGATTCGCGGTCCCCTCCACCGTGCGGACCAACTCGACCGAGCCGCGGTGAATCTCCTCGATCCCGGAACCCTTGTCCCGGGGCACGCCTTCCTTGCGCTCGAGGGTGATCTTCTTCTTCGAGGTAACGGCCTTCGTTGTCTTCGTGCTGCTGCTGCCTTCCATACTTCCTCCTCTTTCTGAGAGTGCTCGGAGCCCTAGCTCCCTGATCCATTTCGGCACCCAACGCGAGCGCTTAGCGCGTGCGGGCAACGGCGATGTGATGGTCGCCGGCGTCCACGTGGCCGCACTCGTAATCGGCTGGTTGTAGGTCCAGTCCACCGTGTACCGGGTCTGGTTCGTCATGTAGTTGTTCGGACTCATGCTGCTCCTTAGACGTCAGCCGCGAGCGTGTCCTCGAACACGACCCTGACCAAAGCCGGGTTGCCCTGAACGAGGTTGCAGACGGCATGAAATCCGTTCACGCAGTCGGCCTTGTTCTTGTAGCCCTCACCGCCGTCGGCGAGAGGCTCGTGGTTCGCGGCCTCGAGGCGCCAACGCCACTCGCCGGCCGCGTCGATGTAGTACGTGATAGTGCCCATGCTGCTCCTTTGTTTATGGCTCTACGAATCGTCCGAGTTCGGCGTTCTTCTTCACGACCTCCTGGACTTCCCTCGGAACACCGAGCCGAGTGGCGGCCTCCATCGCAGCGGCGACTAGGCCGTTGAAATCGTCCTTGTCCTCCTCGGCGGCACGCTGCTCTGCAACGTGCGCCATGCCGAGGACGATCAGGACCTCATCAACGTCATCGGTGCTCTCGAGGATCGAGTGCAGCTCTGTCATCGCGGCTTCGTCTGTCACGAGACCGGATAGCCGTAGCGGCGCATCGACGTCACCATGTTCTTGCGAGCGCGCCGATCAGAGGTCGAGCTCGCGATGATGACGGGCTGCTTGCCACGTTGGCTCAGGCGGAAATGCCCGCCCCCGGTCTGCTCGAGAACGGCACCCCCTCGTATCGCCGGCTCGAGCAGCTTCTGGACTTCCTTGTCCGGATGCCTCGTCCGCTGGACGGCCTGTCCCGTCGATCGCGGGATCGGCGCCGTCTTGGCGGCATCCTCGGCGATCTTGCGGGTGTCCTCTCGGAACGTCGGCCTCGAGGTCGGGCCTGCGGGCCGGGTCTTGTACGCGAACTGCGCGGCGACGCCCGGGTTGCCCTCGGACACCTTCTCGATCAGCCCGCTTCGGAGCGCCGACTTCATGTACGGGACCGCACCGTTGCGACCCAGGTGGAGCGCGTTCTCGGCATCCTGCATCGTGAAGGTGCCGCCGTCGATGTAGTTGGCGACCACCCAGTCACGGAGTTGCTTCTGGCGCTCCTCCGCGGTCGTTCGCTTCTTGCCCGTGTACGCATAGAGCTTCGGCGGCTGGCCGATGCTGCCGTCGCGCTCCTTCCGCCCGGCCTCCTTGATGAACCGGGTCTTGACCGCCTTCTCGATGTAGGGCGAGATGCTCGAGACGTTCCTCATGCCCATCGCATCAGCGGCCTGGCGACGGGTAAACGTCTCGGTCTGCTCCTGAATCCAGGAACGGAACTTGTCGTAGACGCCATCGAACGAGCGCACCTTGCCCCGTTGCGATTCCTTCTTGTCCTTCTCCGGCTCCGGCTCCGGTTCTGGCTCGGGTGGAGTCGGTTCTGGTTTCGGTACTGGCACGGTTGGTGCTGGAGGGGTCGCGACCTCTGACGCCGGCGCCTCCTCCTCGTCTAGTACGACCGAAATTCGGATCAAGCTGGACCCGATCTCGTTTAGGACTCGTGAGAGTTTCCTCTCGTTCATCGCTGCTCCTTCTGTTCGCCCGGGAAAACTGAGGCCCGGGAATGGTTGGTATGCGTAAAGGTTAGCAGGATGCGCCGGGCATGCGCCCCCGGGCACAATTTGCTCGTATCAGCTCGAGCCTACGCCGGCAAGGACCCGAAAAGGCCTTCTGCGGTCCCCCTGTCCACGCGCATGGACCCTCCTCGAGGGCCTTCTCGCCACAACGTCGTATTTTCGCGGAGGTTTGAGGTCGCG